ACTTTTATTTTAGAATTATAAATAAGTCACCGCCATTCCTGATTCAACAGATACATCTTCACCTGCAGTTCCACCAGCACCACCAACTTTAGCACTTGTAGATGTTCCACCTGTCGCTCCATCTTCTCCAAGAATACCACCAGTACCACCAGCTCCAGACATTCCATGACCATCATGATTTTGACCAGCGCCACCAAGACCACCTGTTAATTTTTGACCAATACTTCCTGCTGATGCAGTGCTACAGTTTCCACTACAAGATCCTGCAGCTCCTGCAGCTCCTAAATAAGCACCACCACCGCCACCGCCACCAGTTGAGTAGTCATCGTCATGATATATAGAATCGTCATAATACATACCACCACCACCACCGCCTCCGCCACCACCGCCAAAGATCATGCCGTTGTTATCGATTGTGACATCTTCCATTACAAGAAGACCTATTCCACCGTCAGATCCATCTAATCCAACAGCATTAGCGCCACCACCTGTTCCGCCAGCGCCACCAGCACCACAGATAAATCCGTTATTGATAATAGTTAGAACACCGCCATAACCTGTTCCTGTTTTTACAGCAGGTACGTTTACATCGTCAGAGTACACATATACTCCAGTATCAATAGTTATTTGAACATCAAAGAACTTATCTAAACCAATAGCATCTAAGTCTAGCTTATTGGTATCAACCGATATAGTGTGGTAATAAGTAGATCTATGTGACTCTTTCCAAGTACCAGCATCCTTAACACTGGTGATCTTAGATTTTTTCCAAGCGCTGCCATCTTTAACATGAACTTGATCCACATCTTTGAAAGTGCCACCATCTTTAACTTTAATACCCATAATTTATACTTGGTAGTGAACGTCTCCATCTGTTCCACCCGTAGGTGCTGATGTAGATATAGTTATATCGCTAGTGCTATGTGTTCCTAATGCTAAGTTTGTTATAGCACTTGAAACAAATGCAGTGGTTGCAACTTGAGTTGTACTAACACCTGCTGGTGCAGTTGATGCACTAAATGTCTCAGAGTTAGAACCGTTAAGATCAGCTTTAGAGTTAATTGCTGTTTGTACAGTAGTAAATTCAGTGTTAAATTCACCACCTGAGATTACTTTTAAAGGGTCAGAGTCAGATAAGGCATCCTTACCAGACCAAGGGATTGCTATTGTATAGTTACTCATCGTATCTTTCCTTGTTTGTATAATAAAGTCATGTCTTGTAATGAAGCAACAAAGCCGTTAGTGTTGGCACTCATTTCAATTTGAAGATGTTTAGCGCTTCCAGACAGTGGAATACTATAATCCTTAAGTCCGTATTTAGGTGTGAATTTAGTAGCGCCAAATAATGATTCACTAGACCCCCATATAGAAACAAATCCAGTTGATGCAGGGTTTAGCAAGAATGCTGACGTTCTAGAAGGCTCACTACTAAAGTCTTTGTACCACTTAACACCTACAAACGTACCTGGACCACCGTTAATAACAGCCTTAAGGTTTTTTAGTAGTGAAGACATTACAGAATCACCTAGATCAATCCAAGTAGTTTTAAAGTTGCCCGTATAGGAAAGTGTAGGTTTATCTAATACAACCTTACCTAAGTCTCCGTTTCCAGTGCCAACCCATATATATTTAGTTTCATCGTCATCAGCCCAATTAGCTGTAAATCTACACGTAGAAGCTGGGAAGATTGCAGCACCAGATGAAGGTCCACCTACAGAAGACCAATCAGAAGCGATTGATAGTGTGATTACATAAGATTTGCCCTTCTCAATGGTTTCTAACGTCTCCTCACCAATATAAAGTTCATCAAAGTAACCTTCATATCCTGCAATAGATCCGTCTTTTTGACCGATCAGTAAACCTTTAGACTCTGTATATGCAAAAGCCATAGGGTGTCTTTCTGCATTAAACTGCCATGTTGTAATTCTTGGAGTGTTGTTTGGAGTTTTATGCTTTAAATCAAAAACATAGGTAATTCCTAGACCAGTAAATGTTAGTGTGTAAATACCTTCATTCTCAATATAAACACCTTTAGCGTTTGTAGATTGTGAGATATTTCTAATAATCGTATCTTTAATATTAAGACACATATCTGTTAGAGGTAGATTACTCTTTTCAGTTGTTCTAGACAGAGATCGCACACCTGTGTTTGACAGGAAGAATAAGTCATCTCCTACCGATACTACAGAATCTCTAGAAACACAGCCTATACCTTCAATTAGCTCGTTTAAGCTCATAACAGATGGATCTTGAGGGTTGTCATAGATCACAATGTTACTTTTTCCGAATATTGCGAGCTTTCCTGCGAAAGGATGTATTGCTACAATCTCATCATAGCCCCAAATACCTCGTAAATCGATAATACCTGCGTATGTAGGCACTGAATAACACTTGTTTTCTATCGCGTTCCAGAAGTCACCAGCAGTTTCACATAGTTCTTTATTAGAGTTTGTTGCTGTAGTATCAATAGATCCTTGATTAAAGTCATTACCAATCAATGTATCAGAGTAATAAACAACTTCTTTAGCTTCAGGTACTCCACCTACCCACATTCTGCCGTAGTGACCTGTACCACACGAAGGGTCGAACGTTGTAACTCCTGATGGAGCAGTTATAGCGGTAGACCATGCACCACTTGTATATCTTAAGGGTGCTGATCCTGGCTGTAATGCGTATAAATCTCTATTAAAGTTAATAAACTGCCAGTCTGAAGTAGATATAGTTGTTGTATAGCTTGTTGTCCAAGGAGAGTCTGGAGTTGTAAAGTCCACTTCGTAGATCTTATCGCCAGAACCTGCGAAGATTTTAGTTGTAGACCCATCTTTATACTCACCAATAGACCCAATAAGATCATCTGTTGCATATATCTTTTGCCTCAAACCTTTACGGAATGAAATTCTACCAGACTCGCGTAATACAATATTATCAGCTGAAGTAAGCCAACTAGGATCTAAACTAGCAGGATTAGTTTGAGTGTTAAGACCGTTAATACCAACATTAGCTAACGTCTTGTAAGATATAGGCTTAGCCATTAGACTGCGAACCAATCATTTTCATATGCAACATTGCCACTATCAGTGATAATAGCGTGTTTTATCGACTCTAAAGCCTCTTGTAAGAGCATACCAGATGTAGTTCCACCATCTTCACCACGCTCTGATACAGCTCTAGCCCAAGCACCTAATATAACAGGTTGAACAGGCACAAAGATAACTTCAGATGCAGTTTTTAGCTGACCTTGGTTTTTGATAATGTTAAAGTTAATGCTTTCTGTAGAAACAGGAACAGGATATAAATCAACATTCATATCTGGAACTCTAGTAGGAACAACACTAGAACTACCGTTCATCGCATAATTCATTGGCTCACCAGTTGCTACATCAGCAGCAGGGAAAGACTTAGCATTTAGCCATGTGTTATTTACTTGCGAAAGGTGTCTACCAGTATCTCTATTGATAACATCTAATACCTTAAAGCTAGTACCAGCTCCAGACACAAGATCACCTAGAATATATTGCATAACTCCAGATGTCGTTGTAATAACGTATGTTTCTCTTAAAGCCAACCAGTCATGGTTAGACTCTACAAATTGTTTTGAGTCGTTAATCAGTGAGCCAATAACCTTTTGATAATCAGTTACTGTTGTACTATCATTGATATTACCCGACCAATCGGTAGCAATGGTTTCCTCTCTCAACCTGATTAGCACTTCGTTAATTGCTTCTCTAAAGGTCATAGGATTCTCCGTTTAGTGACATTATAATACTATTTTTGCAGTTATATCAACTACTTATCAGTCTTTTTCTTAGCAGGTGCTTTCTTAGCAGGTGCTTTAACTGGGTTTGCTTCTGTCCAATCAATCATATCGATCTCCTTTGTTGTTAAATTTTTAAGACTTTAATCGCATAAGTACACGATCACCACGTTCGATCCACATCTTAGATGCACAATTAAGGCTTCTATCGTAGAACCATTTTGTTTGATATAAGTCGTAACAAGCTCTCACACTCTTACACATATATATTTCATGAGACTTCATACCATCGTTCTTGATAATATGTAACTTTATAGTTTCATCAAATGCGCTTGCCTGAAGTGTAACAGCAAGTAATGTAGAGCTTAATAGTAACTTAATTTTGTTCGTATTCATCATTTTTTATTCCTTTTCAATTGAGATTGCTTTGTACTTTTTCTTTGCATCATTGTAACCCCATCTTCTAATGAAAGGCACAGCAATGAGTGTTATAAGCATATACGCTATGAATCCATATAATGCGTTCATGAACAACGACTCTGCGATATAGGCAGTGGCTTGCTCAGTCGACTCTATCTGTTCAACAGTCGGCTTATCTGGTACTAACTCATCGTAAGCCATAG